CCTTGGTCTTGAGCGTGCGCCGCCCCTGCCACCGCTTGCCGGTCGCGATGTGGCAGGCCATGTCCAGTGCGATGGTCGACTTGCCCATGCCGGGTGCGCCGATGATCGAGGTGAAGCCGCCGTGCTCCAGCAGCCCATCAATCACGAACTCCGGCGGCGGCATGTCACGCCAGTGCGAGAACGGGGCGATGCGCGGCACGCCGGTGTGCGGTGAGTCGAACACGTCGGGGTCGGCGTCGGTGACGTCGTCAGGGTACGGGCTGTCGGCCTTGGGCTTCTTGCCGAAGTCAGCCGGAAGCGCGCCCACGCTCAGGTCGATGACCGACCCGCCCGCCTTGACCTCGGTGACGGTGCCGCCTTCGGCCAGGTGGGCTTCGACCGCGGTGTTCTGGTGTGCCGTTTTGCCGGCGCTCGCGATCTCGGTGCCCGTGCGCGGGTCGGTGACAATGCCGTCGGCCCGGTGCCCGCCGGTCTCAGCGGCATCGTCAGCGTCGGCGGCGTGCCACAGCAGCCCGTCGTCGGGGTCGGTCACGAACAGTCCTTCGCCCGTGTCGCAGACCTGGCAGTGTGCCCCGGCGGTGATGTCTTCGACAGTCGGGTCAGCGGGCGGCTTGGTCGACCCGACCAGATGTGACTCCCCCGTGGCCGCGTCGCGGTGCCAGAGGTTGCCCTCGGCGTCTTCGGCGGTGTCCTCACTGACCATCGGCACCCACTGCCCACACTCACACCAGCGTTGCGTCTCGCCACAGACGGTGCAGGCCCGGTCGGCGGGGTAGCCCGCGATGTCGGTCCATTTGTGCGGGCTCACCGTCTTGGTCTCGGCGTTGACGCAGTACCCGGCTTCGGCCTCCGCCGCCCACTGGTTCAACTGCTCGTCGGAGGGCTCCTCGGGGTGATTCTCCTGCGGCTTGGGCAGTTCGAAATCGCCGTCGGTCGGGGCCAGGTCAGGGTCGGCCTTCGACCGTGGTGCGATGTCGGGGTCGACCTCGGTGCCGGTCGGCATCAGGTCAAGCTCGTCCATCGCCTTGCCGACGTTGCCGCCGTAGCTGATCAGCGCCACCGCCTGCAGCTTGGAGATCGTGGAGGTGCCCTTGGCCTTCACCCACTCGTCAAACGGCTCCGCCGGGTTGTCGGTCCAAATGTGTAGCGGGGCGTTGACCTCGGTGTAACGGCCTGTGGTGCAGCCGGTGTCGTGGGCGGTGGCCGACTTCGGGCTGGCGTGCACACCGGGCGCGGTCCACACCGGGCAGCCGCAACTGTCAGCGCGCGGTGCGGGCACCCACCCGAGCGGCTCAAGGATCGCCGCCCAGCTGATCGACTCCGCCCACTGATCGACCGCGCTGGCCAGCTCAGGGTTGTCGGTCTCCCCGGCGCTGCGCTCGGCGCGCGACACGCGCAGGGCTCCGGCTTCAATGATCTTCTCAGCCAGCCAGTCAGGCAGCTCGTAGTCGCGACCCACCAGCTCATAGGCCCCTTCGGGCCGGGTGCTCGGCGGGATCAGCACGTACCGGCGATCCCACAGCACGGCGAAGCCGTCGTCACCGCCCCACGTCATCGCCCCGATATGGCGCGGCAGCACCGGCATGTACTTGTCGGGAACGGTGAAGTAGAAATGACCGCCGTCGGCGTGCGCCCAGGTCGACGGGTCATCGGGGTCAGCACCCTCACCGCGATGGCCGGGGGTGACGACGGTCGGCGGCGGCAGCTCAGGGTCGTCGGGGTCGAGGTCGTTGGCCTCGAACCAGCGCCGCACCTGACCGGCAGTGTCGCAGTCGATCACGACCAGGCCCGACCCGCCGACCTCGACGGCGAGGTTGACGGCGGCGGGCTCAGCCATCGCGATCTCGCCAGCGTCGAACGCCTTCTTGCTGTAGTTGACCAGCTTGCCGTGGGTGCCGTCGGGCCGCACCTCAGACCAGACGCTGTAGACCTCGATGTACCGCTTGAGATAACGGTCGAGCACGCTCTTGTCGTTGGTCGCCAGCGCCAGCCCGGCGGGGCTCTTGACCGTGGCCCAGTCGCGGCGACCGGCGGCGCGAGCAGCTTCCTGAGCGTCCTTGTCGTCTTTGCGCCGGGCCTGGGGCGTGCGCATGTCGGCAGGAACCTTCGTCCCCGGGATGATGAACAGCAGCGACAGGTCGATGTCGGCGGCGGCGCGCACGAACGCCCGCACGGCTTCGTGGTCGCGGTTGTCGACGCCGGAGCCGAGCACGGCCTGTAGTGGGGTTGATCCGAGCATGGTTGTGGTGCCCTTTCAGGTAGGCGGGGGAGGTCGGTCAGGACTGGCGGCGGCGGTGGATGCCCCCGCCAAGGGCGAGGTAGGCGGTGGCGTCGACCCAGCTGTCATCGTGGTGCGGGGTGTTGTTGAGCCGGGCCACCTTGATGAGTGCCTGCATGATTGCGGCCTGCTCGGCGTTGATCACCGCGCCGGGCCGCAAGATCGGCCGCAGCACCACCGACCACAAGTCAGCGATGTCGGTGAAGTTGTCGGTGGCGTCGCCGTAGTCGGCGTTGCGCTCCCCGGTGAACAGCGCGATCGCATCCCGGGTGACGTCGCGGGCATAGTCGTCGGTCGGTCGGCGGACGGCGGGAGGGCTGACCCAGCCGCCTTGCGCGAACTCGCGCAATGTACCGAGGGGCGGGCGGGCCGGATCAACGGCGGTGTCTTCGATCTTGACATCGGTCAGCCGGGCAGGGCCGTGCGTCGGGCACTTCGGGTCGGGGCCGTCGACCAGCGGTGAGCAACGGCACTGATCGGGTGTGCGCTCAGGTGAAAGTGGCATTGATTTGATCTCCTGTTGGTTGTGGTTGCGCCGGGGTCAGACCGGCCAGCTTAGGCGGGGAAAATACGAGGGTCTACCAGCCACTATCGGTAGTGGTGTGTCGGCGAGTCGGGCACTAGATAGGCATCACACCTTCGCCCAGGCGTGGCCCATGTCAGCGCGATCGGTGCGCAAGATCGGGGTGCGCTGCGCCCACATCACCAAAAACGGCGGCGGGGTGAGCATGATCTGCTGCACCTCCTCGGCGACGGCGGTGTCCACCACGACCTCGTCGTGCATCGCCAGGTGCAGGGCGTCACCGATGCCGCGCTCCTCCATCGTCACGATCGTGTGCGCGAGCACGTCGTAGGCCGACCCCTGGACGGTGTAGTTGACCGCCTTGAACACGCCACCCTCGTCAACGGGCAGGATGCGCCCGCCAGCGGTGATCGTGACGCCGTGGTGGGCGGCGACGTCTTGGACCCGGCTCATCCACGCCTCGCAGCGTTTCATCGCCCCGAACATCTGCCGCCTGATCTGCAGCGCCGACTCCTCGGTGTGACCGATCGACGCCGCCAGCTTGGTGATGCCCTGGCCGTACATCGTCGCCAGCAGCACGATCTTGGCCAGCGGGCGGTCGATGCCGCAGCTGCGCATGATCGGTTCGTACAGGTCTTCGCCGCGCTCGAACGGGGCCAGGAAGTCCTCATCGCGCGCCATCAACGCCATGCACACCGGCTCGATCTGGCTCCAGTCGATCGACGTCAGCCCCTGGCCGTCGTCGCAGATCACCGGGCGCGCGTCAGCCGGGAACTGCTGCAGCTCAGGCAGGCCGTAGCTCATGCGCCCCGTCGCCGACGCGCCGAGAGTGCCGACCTGCGGGTGGCACCGGCCCGTCACCGACGCCTGCCGGTCGACCTTCTCCAGGTAGCCGGTCACCTTGTCGATGATCGCCAGCTTGCGCTGCGCAGCGGCCAGCGGGTGATCGAAGGCTTCGAGGTCGGCCTTGGTCGCGCGCAGCTTGCCGGTCGGGGTGCGCGGCCAGCCACTCGGCAGCTCGCCCCGGGCGTCAAGGTATTCGATCAGCTTGGAGCCCTTGCCCGACCCGCCCTCCAGCCCGTGGGTCGCCAGCTCGGCGATCGCCAGGTTGCGCTCGATGTCGACCTGCTCGGCGTAGCGGTCGAGGTACTCGCGGTCGACCGCCAGCCCGACGGCGCTGCGTCGCAGCATCACGCGATGCACGGTCTCTTGCGTCGCCAGCAGGGCTTCGGCCTCAGCGACGGTCGTCGCGCCGTAGCCCTCGAAGCCGTGATCCAGCGCCCACTCGATGCACATGCCGCGCAGCACCGGCTCCAGCTGGGCGGTGATGACGGTGTCGGCCATCGCCCCCTGCCGGTAGATCGGGGAGTCGATGTCGAGGCCTTCGTACCCGGCGGCGATCGTCTTGTACCCGGCGGCTTTGAACGCGCGCTCCATGCCGCCCTTGAAGTCGGTCATGCCCAGCACCCGCGTCGCCAACGCTTCGAGCCCTTTGCGGATCATCACGTCAGGCAGCGCGAACCGGGCCAGCAGCAGTGTGTCGACCACCCTGTTGATCGTCCCTTTGCCCATCAGTCCCAGGTGGTACAGCGGCGGAATGTCGAACGGCGCGTTGTGCAGGATGAGCTTGGACGCCCGGCCCAACAGGTCGTCGGCGACCGCGTTCTGATCGCCGTCGCGGGCCGGGTCGAGCAGGATCGCTTCGTATCGCCCGTCGTCGCGTCGCCAGGCGGCGGTGAGGCAGTTGATCGTGAAGGCGTTGTCCAGGCCCGGGGTCTCGATGTCGATCGCCATCGGCGCTCCGCTCGGAAATTCTCGAGCTGCCTCGATGGCGTCGGCCCCGGTCGACAGGTACGCCCCCAGCACCGGGTCATAGCTGCGGCGCGACGGCACCCGCTTGATCGAATGCACTGTTGCGGTCACTGATCGGTCTCCTCGTCTTGAAACGGCAGCGACACGTGCAGCTCGCTGATCGCCAGCCCGGTCGCATCGGTGAACGACATGAACCCCAGCCCGGCGGCGACGTAGTGCCCGTACAGCTCACCGGGGTAGGCCGGGGGCGGGTCGGGGGCGTGCGAGTAGAGCGGCGTGCCGTCGGGGGTGCGCCGGTAGCGCAGGCAGAACATCAGCAGCTCAGCCTGCGCTACCGGGTTGTCGACCAGCGGCCACGGGTCGGGTGGTCTGGTCACTGGTCGCGCAGGCCCTGGTCGTCGCCGACAATGCCGCAGTCGACCGTGGCGGTGAGGTAGTCGGCCAGCTCATCGCGGGTCAGGTGCTCCTCGAACGCCTTCGCCGTCTCCAGCACCGGGGCCAGGTTGGGGCCTTCGCCACTGCGCGGCAGCACGTAGAGCTCGTTGCCCGCGAACAGCCGCACCGCGCACTCCAGGGCCTTCTCCCGGTGCCAGGTGCCGCCGTGCACCAAGGTCTCAGCCAGCAGCGGTGCTTCGGGCGGGGTGATCAGCTCGGTGCTGACGTCGCCCCACCGCACGACCTGGCAGGGGAAAGTGACCCCGGCGCTGGCGATCGTCTGCGGATCCCAGCCGCCCGGGCTGATCCAGACCGTGACCTCGGGCTTGGTGTCGCGCGGGTGCGCGGCGGCGTACTCGGGCGTCGGGTAGGCGACCTCCCGGCGCACGAACGCGACCGCCTCCGATGTCGGGTCACCGGGGATGCGCAGCCAGCTGATGATCGTGCCGTCGGGCACCACCCGCAGGTGATGCTCGTCGTGGATGACGGTGCCCAGTGCGGTCATGAGCGGCCCGTCTGCGTCGACACGGCGACCTGGTAGGCGGCGATACGCTCCATCAGCGCCTCCGGCGGCGGCACCCGGCGATCGCTGGGGTTTTCGAGGTCATAGCCTGACCAGTCGTAGTTGCGGCTGGTGTTGTGACCCGACTCCGACAGCTTGCCGCTCTTGAGCACCCGCTGGCCGCGCAGCTCGATGCGGGTCAGCCGCCCGTCGGTCCAGGTGACCTGAGCCCATTGCGGCCGGAACAGCTGCGAGCCGTACTGATGCACCATGTCGGGCAGCGCGCCGGGGTTGACGCCAAAGCGGGCGACGTGGTCAACGGTCGTCTCGGTGACGTTGCCCTGGGAGTCGCGGAAGACCCGGGTCGTCGTGGTCGACCGCAGGAAGTCGATCGTCGTGGCGGCAGCGGGTGGCGTGTCGGTAGCAGCGGCACGGCTGCCGATGTCGTCGGGGCTGTCGATCGGGGTATCGCTCATGGTCGTGCCTTTCGTGGTTGGGTTGTGGGTGGAGCCGGGGCGCTGCGGTCTCAACGCCCCGGCTCCCCGCCAGGCCCGGCAGAGCCTGACGGTTGCTCAGTCGCGGCTATCGCGGAAGCCGTCGTGGATCGCCAGACCCTCGACATCGCTGTAGTCGGCAGGTGGTCGCAGCGTCACCAGCTGCTCCGGCTCCAGCGTCGACTCACGCTCAGCCCCGAGACCGTAGGTCAGGGTCGTGACCCCGCCGACATGGTAAATCTGGCGCAGCTCGGCGGTGATGACACTGGCGGTTTCGTGCTGGGCGTCCCACAGCCGGAAGCGGATCAGGGTGCCGATGTTGGTGGCGTCCAGCTCACCGGCGGGCACCTGTTCGGGGGCGTCCTTGTCAGCGGTCACCGCTTCACGACCGGCGTGGTGAGGTGCACGAAACGCGGGTCGACGTAGTAGGCGTCGCACTCATCGAAGATCGCCCCCGGCGGCAGCGTGCACAGCGTCACCGTCGGCCACGGGCTGATCAGCACGCCCCCGGCGTCGTACAGCCCGGGCGGCTTGCCCTCGGGGTTGTGCGGGCCGCAGATGCGGTTGCCGTCGTCAACACAGCTCCAGCCCGGGTCGTCCTCGGTGATCGGGGCGGCGTCGGCGGGAGCGGGCAAAGCGAACAACGCCGCAATCGACAGGACGGCGGCGGTGATGATTCGGGTCATGGGTTGCCTTTCGTGAGCACCGGCGGGTCGGTCCCGCACGGGTTAGTTAGATATACCCTAGCCGACCGGGTCGCGTCTACCGCCAGTTTCCCGACCGTGTCGGTATTGACCAGTACGTGCCCACCGCTGACCACGCTGGGCCTGATACAGCATCACGATCGCCCGGGCCTGGGGCTCCGGTAGCAAACCCATCAGCTGGCCGAAGGCGTTGCCGCGCTCGACACCCTCGGGGCCGTCCTGGTAGCCCTCCCAGCCGTCGGCAGTGACCGCCGGGCGGCGCATCAGTTCCTCGACCATCGCACAGAACGGGCCGAACGCATCGGCGCTTTGGGGCCGGGCCACGGCGTACCCGAGCGCGAACGCCAGAGCCGCCGTCGGGGTCTGCGATAGCGGGACGTCGGCGACTCCGGTGCGGAAGCCGACCGGGGTGGGGAGGTTGTCGGTCATGGGGCACCACGCTACCCCACGACTATCCCGACGGCGACGGTAAACAGGTTTGCCCCACGCGCGTGCGCGCGCCATCTAACCGCATCGACCCCGGTCAAGTCTATTAAGAAAATCATAAGAAAGTTTGCTGTAGACGTCGTTGATTATGTAGGGGTAGGCTAGCCGCCCAGAAGGCGGCTTACGCCTCCCCTACCTAATCCCCGGCCCCGGCTGACGCCGTGCGCGCCCGTTCGGCGGGCACGCAAAGGCAAGAGCGTTGACTGGCTAGCGAACTAACCCGCGACCCGGTAAGGTTGACCCTCATGACCAGCACCAACGGCACCGATGTGCCCTTCACTTTGAACGAAGCCGACGCCAACATCAGCGAAAGCCTGGCACGACCGGCAGGATTCGCCGACGCCGTGCGCCACCTGGCCGACATCAAGGCCGCGACCAAAGCCCTCACCGACCGCCGCGACGTGGTGTTCCCGATGGTTCGCCAGCTCCATCACCAGGGCGTCAAGGCGGTGCGCACCGGGGCCAACGACGCAGGCTGGTACCTCAAAGAGAAGATCACCCCGGCTCGCACCGAGCGCCGCGTGTATTCGAAGGATGTCTACGACGCCGACCCGAAGCTGTGGGAGAAGTGCCGCGTGCCCCGGCGTGAGCTGCGGCTGGCGGTGCCGCGCGACTACAACCCCGCCGATCTTGGCGTGCGCCTGCCCGCGCTGCCGCACCGGGGAGCGTCGGCGGCGGCAGTGGTCGACGCCTACAAGTCCCCGCTCTACACCGATCAGCTCTCCGCCCTCAAGGCCGACGAACGCGACACCCGGGCGGTGTTGGACAAGATCGCCGCCGAGATCGGCTGGGACGGTGACGAGCAACGGTTCACCGATCGCTGGAAGATCACGCTCATCAAACCGACCTTCAACGGTGACCGGCTCAAGCTGATCGACCCCGACACCTACATGGCGTTGTCAAAAGTGGTCGAGGTCGCTGAGGCTCGCACGGTAATCGTCGTTGACCTGCAGAGCGCCGTGACGACCGGGGAGGCTGAGCTTGATGAGATTGATGAGATTGACGGCCAGTGAGCAAACGAGGGCGCAATATGCTTGCCCCGACGGTATCAACAGGTTAGTTTTGTCGACATGACTCAACGACAGCCCGCGCGCAGCCCCGCCCGGCGCGCTCCCGGCAGCCGTCACCCGGCCTATGGCGAGCTGCTGCTGCCGATCAAATGCAGCGATGACCTGCGGCGACGCCTCAAGGTCGCGGCGGCGGAGGACGGCCACACCTACGCCACGATGATTTGGGCGCTGCTCGATATGCGCGACGATCGGCGTGCTCGGCAGCGCCGCGCGCAGCCCTCACCGCTGCATCGACCCATCGAAACGGAGATCGCACTATGAGCCAGCAACCATTAGGCGGCTGCACATGCCCGGGGCTGTGCCCGGTGCACGACCGCGAGCCCGCCGCCGGGCGTGACCTGAGCGGCATCGGCTGCGACGAAGTCAGCAGCCTGACCGGCGAAATCAGACCACCCGAATCGGAGGACCACCCGTGAACTCACCCGCCCCACTGCCGCCGCGCGATGACCTGCTGCTTATCCGCCGCAGCCAGCTCATCAAGAGCCTGCGCGAGCACGCCCACGACTACGACCCTGAGCTGTTCGTGTCGTCGCTGCCAGTGATCGGCACGCTGTTCGCCGGTGACGTCGTCAGCGTCACGCGCGGTGACACCGGCGTGTCGGCCCCCATCGCCGGGGTCGGTGGGTCGTGACCGAGGAGACCTGGCTGGCGCTGATCGCCGCTGTCACCGGCCACGGCCCGGTGCCCGTCAACCCGCTCGACGTGATGACGGGCGAAGCACAATGACCAACTACCCGAGAGGAGCACACGATGGCGCTGCTGCTGGCAGACCTTCGCCGTCTCGGGATCACGCGTGCTCGGGTTGACCGTGCGACCGCCTGCCACTACCGCGACTCCCGCCGCATCGTCGTCGTCGCCGACGAAGGCGACTTCGGCGCGGCACTGGAGGCGTTGATCGAGTTGGCCGACAAGGTCGCCCCTGATGACGCCGGGGTCGCGGCAGTGATCGCCGGAGCGCAGCCGCTATGACCCCGCTCGGTACCGAAGTCGCCCAGCTGACACCCGAGCACGCCGACGGCACGTATTGGGTCGATGTCGAGGGCGACCTATGGGTGGGTAACCCGATGTTCGGCTGGATCACGTCACACTGGAGCCCGTTCGCGATCGTGAGCCAGCCCGCTGACCCGAGCGCGGTCTACGGGCCGTACCGGGCAGTGCTCGGACCGCCGGAAAGGAGCCAGCCGTGACCGCCGCGTTCGATGACGACGACCTGACCAGCCTGCTCAACGAGGAGCTGTACGCCCGCCGGGTCAAGGCCCTGTTCCTGAGCAACGCCGGAGCCACGATCGCCGCCATAGCTTCGGAGCTGGAAGTCAGCACCGCCACAGTGCGCAAGGACCTGGAGATCGCCAAACGCCAGTACCTCGCCGAGACACCCGAGCAGCGCCGGGCGACGCAGATGGCGGTGATTCTCGACATGCGCAAGGCCAACTACCCGGCGATGCTGCGCGGTGACGCCGACGCCGCCAACGTCATCCTGCGCGGCCTCAAGCAGGAGGCGTCGCTGTTCGGCCTGTTCCCGAAGGTGATCGAGGTGCCCGGTATCGACACCGTCGCCGCCGCCAACGAAGCTGCAGCCCTGATCGAACGCATTGCCCAAATCGACCCTCAAGGACTCAAGGAGATCACCCGTGGACACGCTGACCAGCCACCTCTCGACGTCACTGAAGTCCCTGATCCGGCGGATGACGCGCCCGTTCGCCCTGCCGTCGCTGGATCGGGAGATGGCAGCTCAGGCGCACCCGCCGAAGGTGCATCCGCTGATCCGCCCGATGGGTCCGCTGGTGCAGCCGTACCAGGACGGCCCGGTGAAGTCGACGCTGGCACCGGAGGCGAGGAAGACTCCACTGCTACCACCGCAGAGCCTGGTGAAGCACCAGCCGACGACCCCGACGACGACGACGGCTGGAGCAACATCGGAGGTTGAGCCCGAGCGCATCAACCACAGCGCCAAGCTCGTAGAGCAGCACCGCATCACCCTCCCGGTCGGAGCCACGGGCGACAACGTCGCCGTCGCCCGGCTGCACGCCGAGGCCTACGCCCGTGCTCGCGGCTTCGACATCAAGCCCGGCTCGTTCTCCGTGCTAACCACCAACCCGCTGGTGCCCAACGGGCCTACTGCCGGTGTCAGCTTCGAGCTCGTCGTGGGCACCGGCGACATCGACACCAACGCCCACACCGAGCGTTGGACGTGGGGCGGGGCGATCGACTGGTGGCGACGGCTGCTCGGGCCTGACAAGCCCGAAGGCAAGCTGCTGAGCCTGGTCGACGCGGAGGGGCGTCGGCGTGGCGGTCGCATCACCGGCATGCGGCCGGTTCCCGGTGACCCGAATGCCGTCACCATCGAAGGCGAGTTCACCGACGGCTCTGGCGGTTTCCACGGCTTCGGCGATCCGCGACGCATGCCCGGTGACTGGGGCGGTCCCGCCGCACTGCAAGGCCTCGGCATCGGCAAGACTGACGCGGCTGACCAGAGCCCGCCGTGGATGCGCCGGGCCGACGGCGACGACAGCGAGGGTGAATGATGACGGTCTTCGAGCAGATGATGGCCAGCGATGACGTCAAGATGCGTGACCTCGGCGTGATCGCGGGCGTGCTGCTGGAGCACGACGTCGACCAGCCGCTGCTGGTCGCCCAGGCCATCATCAAGGCTCAGACCGCTGCCGGGCTGGCGACGTTCATCCTCGATGACGTGCGCACCCACATGCGCGAGATCGCTGCCCGTGCTCGGCGCGACGCCTCGACCACTGATGTCGAGCCCTACCACGGCAAAGCCGTCGACACCGGCACTGACATGGTCACGTCGCGAGTGCGGCTGACGCGTGACGAGTTCGCCGCCGTCGCCCGGGGCGACTACGTGCCGGGGCAGCGCCCGCTGCACGGCCCACCCACGACCGATGCCTGACACTGTCAGCTCCCGCTCCGCACGCGAGGCCCGCAACTGGCGCGTGCACGGGTGCGGGCCGACTCTGGCCATTGTCGTTGAGCCGGGTGGTGACCATGAGTGGCGCTTCGAGGGCATGGAGCACCCGTACGACGCGGCGATCGCGTTCGCTGCTGCTCGATTGAGGGGCGATCCGCTACCCTGAGCCGCATGGGAGCAACGGGACGGCTGGTCAACCATGATCCCGCCTCGCGCGGCTACGCAGCACCTCCCGCTCCCCTCAAGCAGGTCTCCTGGCTCCATCGGCTAGGCCCAGTGCTCAACCAGGCCGACGTCAACGGCTGTGTCGGGTGGACCGGGGCCGACTGGCTCAACGCCGCACTCGCACTGCGCAATCGCCGCCGCTACAACGCCGCCACCCTGCGTGACTGGAGCAATGTCTCTCGCCCGCAATCGGTGAGCTACCTGCGTGACCGTGACGGCCAGTCGCTGTACGAAGCCAGCACCCGCAATGACCCGTTCGACTGGACCTACCCGCCGACCGACGGCGGCTCCTCAGCATTGGGCCTGGGCAAGGCACTCAAAGCTGCCGGGGTGATCGACAGCTATCTGTGGACGTTCTCGTTTGCGCAGCTGCTCGCCCACGGCGTGCGTCAGCCGTTGTGCATCGGCACCGTCTGGACTGATGCGATGAGCGACCCCGATTCCAAGGGCATCATCCGCGCCGGGACCGATGCAGCGGTCAAGGCCGCTGCCGACGACGGCATGGGTCACGAGTACCTGCTGCGCGGCGTCAACTGGCCGCGCAAGCTCGCGCGCATTCGCAACCACTGGACGCCTGACTGGGGCATCAAGGGCGACGCCCTGATCCCGCTCGATGACCTGGAGCGACTGATCATCAAGTACCGGGGCGACGTGATGGTGCCGACGCTGGCGGTCGCATGACCGGCATGACTCCGCACTGCTGGGCAGCCGTGATCATCAGCTGCGCGGCGTTCGGGCTGGCGCTGGCGGCGCTGTCGATCGCGCTGGTGGCGATCGGAGCCGGGGCATGACCGCCTCGCTGGTCGGCTGGCGACCCGACGAACTGCTGGTGCCTGCGCTGCTGGCGGGCTCGCCGACGACGATGGACGACCTCAACGACGCCGACCGGGCGTGGGTGGTCGTGGTGATGACCGATGACGAGGCGATGACCGCTGACGAGATCGCCGACCGGCTGAGCTGCAGCGTGCGGCTGGTGCGCACACTGCTCGCCGGAGCCGGGGTGGCGCTGTGCCGCCTGTACCGTGCCGAGGTCGAGGCCTTTGAGCGCACCCTGGATATGACCGGCGGTGAGGTGACCCGGCTGTCGTCGGCTCTCGCCGACAAGGTCGCCGAATGCGACCGCATCGCCGCCCAGCGCGATCGACTGATCTCGGTTGCTCTCGCCGAACGGGCCGGTGAGACCCACCGCTGCGGCTGCCCGGTGACCCGCTACAACACCTACGTCGACCCTCGGGGCAAGCGACAGTGCCGGGAGCATCGACGCCTGGCGGTCGCGCGGCATCGTGCAAAGCAGAAGGGTGTCGTCTCCCAGCTGGCGGGGTAGCCTGTCGGCATGGCTGCACGTTCTCGATCTCGCGGCTCACGATCGTCCCTCGCCAAGGGCCGATCCAAGGTCGCCCGGCGGGGCACCGGCGGGCCTCGACTGCACAGCGCAACCGGCAATGTCGGTGCGTTCTCGGCGCGCAGCGGCGGTCGGGGCGGCGGTCGCGGTTATCGCGGCTTCAAGTCCAAGAAGCAGTGGCGCTGGGCGTGGGCGACCGGCCAGCCCTGGGCACGCAAGAAGTCGCACGAGACCGCAGGCGGGCCGATCGTGCGCTACCGGCGTCTGCCCGCGAGCAAGCACTCCGGCCACAAGGGCGGTCCCGGCCCGAAGGGCTACTAGCGGTCGACCTCGGGCACGGTGCAGTCGACGGCATGGGTCGCGAGGAAGTGCGCACCGCAGACCTTGCAGCGGTCATCGTCACCGTAGGCCGACCGGGCGGCAATCAGCTCACGCAGGCGGCGCTGGCCCTGGCGGTGGCTGCAGCTCGCGCAATGCGGCTTGATGTTGTTGCGGCGGTAGGTGCCGCCCTGCTCGCCGGGGATGATGCGGTCGACGTACATCGTGCGCGCGTTGACCATCGCCCCGCACCCGGGCTCGCTGCATGGCACCTTCTCGCCGTCGCCGCCCCAGCCCGCAGCCGGGGTCAGCAGCCAGGCCCGGCGGGCGCGACGGTCGTAGCTGGAGCCGCGTTTGTCGTTGCCGGTAATCGAGCGTGACAGGCCCACCTCAGTGCCTCCGCTGTCGTCGGTAGCCCGGGATGATCGCCAGCAGCGTGACGATTGCCAGCAGCAGGCCCAGCTCAGGTGGTAGTGCGAACATAGCGATCAGGCTGGTGACCAGCACCGCGAGCAGTCGCATTGCGCTCCCCACTAGAACCACCGCCCGGTGCCGTTGCCACCGACCAGGTACACCAGACAGGCAAAGCACACTGCCGCGCAGCCGAAAAAGAACACGGCGGTCATAGCAGCCACCACCGTGAGCCACGAGGCGGGCGGCGCACCATGTAGCAGCCCCGCCCAAACAGAAATCCGCCGAGCAGGCTGGCGGCGATCTGCGTGCCCGGGGTCACCAGCACGATCGCCAGCGTGACCAGGCCAATCGCGATCATCCACGCGCCCAGCTCACTGCGTGCTGCTAGCTGCTGGTGGGTCATGCGCGTGGGTCCTCATCGCTCGGACCGTAGGTCCAGGTGATCTGGCCGATGCGGGGATAGTCAGGCCGGTGCCACAGCCGCCACCACCAGGCGCGGAGCCGGGCGATCATGACGCCACGTACCCGTCGCAGTCGGAGCGCAGCCCGTCGATGTCGTGCGACCGGGCCGACCAACCACACCGCGCACAACGCGAGCCGGTGCGCTGACCGGAGCCGATCGACGGCGGAGGCGGGCGGTAGCTCGCGAACGCAGCACCGCGCTGGCGCGGGCTGGTGGCTCCGATCTCAGGGTGAGCGAAGCGGTTGCGCAAGATGATGCGCGCCAGCTTGCGCTGCTCGGCGTTGTCGGCCAGCTCAAGGATGAGCGATTCGACGCGGTCGGCGATGTCGACGGGCCTCAAGTCAGGTACCTCTGCTTTCCGATGATGCCGGGCCAGTTGCCGCTGCGGTACCACCGCCCGAACAGCAGCACCAGCTCGCGTTCGCCGGGGTACAGCAGCCGCTCATGCATGACGCTGCGGTGCCGACCTGCGGGCATCACCGATCCGACCCACCCCATCGACGGCACTAGCGCCATGCCGTCCATGAGCCCGCCGTCGATCTCGGGGTCACGGGTGTGCCGGGCGCTCATCGCGGGCACCAGCCCTTCGCGCCTTGGCACTCGCCGTCGATGCAGTGCTCGCACTCGACTGAGGGCACCCGCACCGGCCCGTGCGAGGGGCACGACAGACGTCCAACTTGATCACAGGCTCCGCAGCGATCGGGTCCGCGCTGCAGCTCGATGAGCACGTCGAGCTTGTCGTTCATGTCGCGCAGCAGCGTCAGGAACGTGTTGACGGTCTCGGCGATGTCCAGGTTGATCTTGGGCAGACCGGGCAGTCCCATGTCAGATGACCTCGCTTCCGTTGCGGTCTTCCACCTTGGCGACGTTGACCCACCCGGCCTTCGGGTCGCGGCGGGCGATGACGACGTCGTTGTGCCCCAGCACGTGCCCGGCCCCGCCTTTCCATTTCGGCTCCACCAGCAGGAATGCCGGGCGTCGGCCCCGGGTCAGCGCAACCTGGCCGACGCGCTCGATGCGGGTCGCGCCGTTGAGCACGCGCACGGTCTGCGCGGCCTTGTAGGCGGCGAAGATCGACACATGGCAGTCGGCGATGTCGACGGGGTCGATCTCCACAAACGGCCCGCACTGGTCCTGGGCCTTGGCGATGACCTCATCCAGCAGTCGCTGGCGTAGGGCCGTCGGGTCGGTGTCGGTCATGGTTCGTAGGTTCCCTTCGTGGTCAGGCGCAACCCAGCGCGGCGCAGGTTGGCGATGTCGTTCTTGCGACCCCGATACTCACTCGGGGTGCTGGCGAGCGTGGTGATGAGCTGGCCCTGGTAGTAGACCTTGTGGTGCCCGCCCCGGGTGGGTGGGTCGACTTGGCCTCCGGCGGCTTCGATGGCGGCGATGAGGCGGCGTAGCTCTCGGTTGCAGCCTTTGCGCGTCTTGGTGCGGCGGCTGCCTGATTGCGGTGTCTGCTGTGTCATCGTCAGCACCAGAACCGATCGTCGTAGCGCACGATATTGATGCTCGCGCCGCCCTCCATCACGTCAAGGTAACCCTTGAGATCGGCGAGGCTCTGCTGCTCCAGCCGCGACACCAGCACGCCGGTGCGCAGGTTGATCTCGGCTCGATTGCCGGTCTTGACGTTGACCGCCTCGATGACGTTGTAGGTCTCGGCGTAGCGCACGGTGCGCCGCCCGGTGACGGCGAACGCGGTGTCGACCACGGTCGGGTAGAGCTCGCCGCGCACTGGCCGGTAGACGTCGCCGACCGCCAGCTCCGATGCGTCGATGATGTGACCCATGATCGGGCCTCCCTTCCGGCGGGTCGGTCCCGCCTCACTCAATCCAAACTACCCGACGTCGTCGGGTAAGTCTATAGCCTCCGGTGTGCTCACTTTTGGGTCACGATCCGCCGCCGGGGCTGGCGCTGCAGGTGCTCATCGAGCTGACCGACCAGACTGGGGCGCGGGGTCTTCGGCGCGTTGTGGGCGCGGACCTTGCCGTCCTTGCGGATCGCGCGCACCGTCAGGCACACCGGGCACAGCTGCTCGGTGACGTAGCGGTCACGGTCGGCCCACCTGCGACGTGAAGTCACAGGCGTGCCGCCGCTGCCGAGGCACCTCATTTGCGTCGACCGCCGAATATCTCGCCCAGCGCCAGGCCGGTGCCGATGGCGGCGAAGATGATCAGCGCGAGCACCAGGCCCAACGGGAGCAGGGCTTCCCACACGCTCATGCCGGAGTTGTTGACCATCATTCGCCGCCGTGCTCCGCTGCGCTGCGACCGACGTCGTAGCGCCCGTAGGCGGCGTCGGCCAGCTTGTCGGCCAGGCCCGGCGGCAGTGACCGCCCGGTCTCGACAGCGTAGGCCTGCCAGATCGCTTGGGCGACCGGGTCGGTGTCGGCGTTGCGGCAATCGCTGGCCATGCAGGTGCTCAGGTGCCAGGCGGCGGGCAGCATCCCGCCGGAGCTGAGCCAGCCATGCAGGCTCAGCATCGCCTCAGCCAGGGTGTTGGCCTCGTCGCTGTTGATCGTGTCGGTGGTGTCGTCGGTGACGGCCCGCGCCGCGTCGAGGGCGTTCTTGAGTGCTTCGTCGGGGTCCACGTCAGCTCACCGTGACCCAACGCATCGCCGTCGCCAGCACGTTGTCGTAGTCGCCGCCCATCGCCTCATTGGAGAAGGCGGTGATCTCGGCAGCGGGCACGCCCCCGGCGCGCAGCACCGAGCGCACGGTGCCGATGATCGACATGGCGTTGCCGTCGTGGCCGGTCAGGGTCACCTCGATGTCGGGGTACTTGGGGTCGAGCTTGTCGGGCATGGTTCCTCCTGTGGTTGTGGTCGTGCGCTCCCGGGACCGGAATCGAACCGGAGTGGCCTGATCAGGGCTGCTCGCCTACATGCTGCCCGGGAAGGTGGCCCGGCGACGTCGGTCTCCCGCCGCCGGGCCGGTGAGGCGACTACCCGCCGTAGGGTCCGTCGCCGACGAACGGGCTGACCGTGTCGACGCTGGTGACCCGACCGTAGCGTCCCATCGTCTCGGCCACGGGCGGCTCACCGCCCGGCGTCACGATGTAGTCCTGGTCGGTGACGACGCGCATCGTGGCCCAGTTGGACTCGCCGATGAAGTCGAGCAGGCCCGGCCAGTTGAACCGGCGCGTTTCGGAGCCGGTGACCGCCCAGCGCACGCTCCGGCCCGAGCGCCACCCAACGGCGGCGTAGCCGTAGTTGCGACCGGCCTGGTACCGCTCGAACGTGATGTAGGTCGGGGCGTTGTCGGCAATGTTGGGCATCTTCGGCCTGGCTGCCTCGCGCTCAGCGATCGCGGCGGCTGCGGCCTGCGACGCCAGCTCATCGGCGATCGCGCGGGCCTTCTCCGCCTGGCGACGCAACTCCGTCGCCGACGACATGACTGCACTCATGGTGGTTCCTTTCTGGTGATTGTGGTGGGGAGGCCCGGCCCGATGCGCGAGCGACGCACCGAGCCGGGCGAGCGGTCAGACAGTGGCGACCTCCTTGGCGGCGACCGGCCCCCACCGCAGCACCTGGTCGGTGGTCAGTGGCAGAGCCTTCTTGAGGCTGACGAAGGCGTTGGACTTCAGCGCCGCGACGTCGGGGCTGGTGAGCGTGCGCACGGCGCGCTTGGCGGCGGCGTCTCCCTTGCCCATTACCGGCATGAAGTGATCGGCGTACTCGGTGACGGCGTTGTAGGCGGCATAAGCGGTGCCGGTGAACGGCTTGATCGACGGGCTCTGCCGCATCACCTCCATCACCTGCGTGACCTTCTCGACGCGCCCGTTGCGCATCTTGTCGCTGTCGGCCTTGTTGACGTCGAACACCTCGTTGAACACCGCCCTCACCCACGCTTCGTCGCGTTCGGCCTTGACCAGTGCCTCCATCTCGGTCGCGTAGGTGTCGATGTACTTGAAGGTGATGCCGAGCAGGTTGCGCACCTCAGCCAGCTTGGCGGTCGGTGCCCCGGTGTGACGTAGCGCCACCGACGACACCGCCAGGCTCTCGGCCAGCCGTTGGGTGTTGGCGCAGACGATGCGCACCGGGCTGATGAGCGCCCGCAGCGACCCTTCGCCGTCGTGGCGGTTGAGCACCGCGAGGTAGACCTCGGTGCTGTCTTTGAAGCCGCCCTGCCCGGTGAACTCGACATGCGTCGGCATCAGCATCGTGACGAAGGTCTGCCGCCCGCCGTCGAGCGCCCCGATCGTCTGGATATGGGCTCCCGACTGGTCGGTGATGTCGTAGAGCAGGTCGGTGGTCTCCTCATTCTGGAACGGCTGGAACCGATCGCCGACCACGCCGAGTGCTTCGGGCATGAG